CTTTGTTAACCCTTGGTTGCACCTACAACCAAAATTGGATCGCCGTATGAGGCATATCACGTTGGCTATTCGACATAACGTATAAACGCATATATCTTTCAAGACCGGACATAAATTCGTCAACATTCTGCCCGGTCTCAACGTGAGATCCATGGTACACACTAATATCCATTGCCCCTGGACTTTGTTTGTACCACAAATCCGTCCATAAAGTGTTCCTTGCGATAGGATATCCTTCACGATATACCGCTGCATAGGAGAGAATTAAGAGTCGAACCTGACGTCTCAGCTGCTCTTTATCTTCTGAATATCTCCTAAATCGCTCAGGATAGATCATTCTCTTCAGAATCTCATCCTCATCAAGAGTAGGAACTCCCTTATCCCAGATCCTTCCGAGATATTTAATCTCATCCTTGAAATTAAATTTCGCACACTTTTTTGGATTAAACTCTACACCAAAGAAATCAGATGCAAAGGTAGCGATTGTGTGAAGATCTAAACTTCGATTACTCCAAAATAGAAGATCATCTCCTAAAACGAAAATTTCTTCCTTTGAGATATTCAATTTAAATCTCTCTCCAATTGTACCCGCAATAATCACGTTAACAATGGAATCAACCATCTGCGTGAAATACGAGCCACTTGGCACACCATGCATCTTGCCAAGATATAATTTCAAATTTGGCATGACTATTGGTGTATGAATAAAGTACCCTTCGATTAAATCGAAGATCTCACCAGCAGTCTTTCCAGACACTGGCTCAATCTCGTACATGTCATACCATGTACGCAGGATTTTAAACGCCTCATGAATTAGGATTGCGTGAATAGATGCATCAAACGATGACATATCAATGGAATAAGCCCACTGACAATGATAAGATGCAACACGCAATTTAGTTCCTAACGCACTCGTTCGGATAGAATAAGCCATTGGCGTAAATCCACCTTTAAATAGCTCATTCAAACCATATGCCACAAGTCCCTCAATAAGAGTCATAGAATAAGGATAACCCCAAACTAATCGAGTCTTATCATCGAACTGTGTCCTGGCAAAGCCAAGGCATGGTTCTGGCGCCTTTTCACCAGATAACGTTTGCAGACCACGCTCTAATGCTCTGGTTTCACTTTCCGCCTTTGAACAACCATAGTTAGTCAAACCCGCTGAGGCTGAAGGGCGACGAGTTATCAATTTGACTGTCCTTGGAGTCATTGGTAGTAAAGAAAGTCGGGCATGAGACTTAGGACGTGAGAATGAAGCTCGTGCGAGCGCTATCCCATAAGACAAAAGTCTTTGGTCCTTTGGAGCAGGGATCCTACCAGGTGCAAACTTCATTAGCGCTTCATATAGCTTATCCACTCGATAAACTGAACGAGGTGATTCATCGACCGAATAACCCTGGGTTTGAAGCACTTGTGCAACATGATCATCCATAAGAACATTTAGTTTGTCCTTGGACATTCTTGCCGCATACTCACTTAATCGACTGGACCTATAAGGTCTAATCTTAAATCTACCCACTACTTATCTCCTTCTTCTCATTTATCGCAGTATCTGAGAATATTGTGCCGACTTGCTGCGACAAGTTCCTCTATCGCACGAGGTAAGCGGCCAGCTCACTATGCAAATATCGCTTGCTCAGTGTACACGCGTCCCATAACGATAAGGGAGTCGGATTGGGGCCTCT